ACTGTTACTCTATCTGCGACTTCAAATGATAGAGATTTTGTTTCGTTCTTTGTGCATTATACTGGTGGAACAAATACAACTGCAACAAGTTACCAGGTTTATGCGACAAAGAACGGAGGATTTAGACAAGGTAGCGTAGGAGTTTGATAGATTATGGCACCTATTTTTACTGGAAGTAAGTTTGGATTTGGTAGATTAGCAGCTGCAGTTGCATCTGCATCTGCTGACGGAGGTATATCTCAAGCAACTGGTGGATTACCAATCCTCAACACTACAGGAACATATGGTGAAAATCTTGGATCTGGGGTTAGAGATGACTCTTTTGCATCCAATTTAGTATGGGCAGTTCCATTAGGCACTTCCTCTGGATTGAATTTTACGGACCAAAGTCCAACAGGAAGAAGCAGTAGCACATATAATATCACAAATGGAAGTCCTGCCATAGCATCTAATACGTCTTCAGGAAACTTCCAATTTTATGGTGGGTCTGCAAAATTTTCTGGAGGTGCTAAGGGTTCTTACAGTACCGCTGTTTGGAATGCTTTAGGTAGTGGACAGTGGACAATTGAAATGTGGATAAAGGTAGATACAGGTCAAACTATGACTCCTGGATATGGATGCACTGTAATTTCTTGCGGAAGTGCATTTAATAATAATGCAGGATTATACAGTGTTGGATTTGTTGGAAACGGTAGTAGTCAGCCAGCATTAACTATGAGTTTGATTGGTGGAATAGGTCATTATATCACTGATGCGGGAGATGGTGCAGATGGTCCTTGTCCATTAGGAAAATGGATGCACATTGCACAAACTAAAGATGGTAGTAATAATGTTCGCACTTATAGAGATGGGACAAAGATAGCTCAAGGAACATCTTCCCAAGGTATTACTAATGTAAATCAAGGTCTCATAGGCGGTCAATATTATGGTGCATATGCAAGTTATATTGATTTTTATGTTCAAGATGTAAGAATGTATAATACTGCAAAATATACTGCAAATAGTTTTACGGTTGTTACACCAGCGCATCTCCGCTAACTTGACATTTGGACAAAAAAATACTATTCTTCTAGTATCATTTAAAAAATATTTGTTTTGCAATTTACTATACACGAAGACCTTCACATAGGTATTTTTGATGGATATTTTCGTGATGATTTATTAAAAAAATATATTGAATATTTTGATTTTTTTGAAAAAAATTATAGCGGACTATTTCATATAAGAAAAGGCAATCTTAATATAGAAGATAAATCTATTTGCACAATTTCTGAAATGCAAATAAGAGAATATCAAAATGAATTAGAAAATCCCCACATAGAATCTTTGGGACTAAATCACGTTGGAGTTGAAGTCATAAAAACTTTTTTTTCAACAATCTATCCAATATATTATGAAAAATATTCAATATTATCAACAATAGAAAAACAAGCAATTTTTGACATTAAAATTCAAAAAACTAAACCAGGACAAGGATATCATACTTGGCATTGCGAAAATACAGAAAAAACAAATACAAACCGAATATGTGCATTTATGATGTATTTGAATGATGTTGATGATGGCGGAGAAACAGAATTTTTATATCAAAAATTTAGAGTAAAACCAAAAGCAAATAGATTTTTAATTTGGCCTGCTGGATATACTCACGTACATAGAGGAAATCCACCACTATCAAACGATAAATATATTATTACTGGTTGGGTAGAGCATAACTAATTGACACTTCCCCCAACTTCCTATATAATAACACTGAATACATTATTCACATATGGCATTTCAATCAATTTGGTATTTTAGCGATCTACCAGAAGACGTAGTAGATATTCTAGAACGAGATCTTACAGAAAAGTTTGACGACCAGATGGGCGACTCAAAATTACACGGAGACGCTCTGAATAAAGACAAACGAAACTCACAAAATGCCTGGATCCCCACCACACATTGGGTTGGTGGATTTGTCTGGCACTATATTGAACGTGCAAATCGTGAGAACTTCTTGTATGATCTGCACTGTATTGATGGTGAGTCAATGCAGTTTACCAAGTATGAGGCAGGGCAGTTCTATGGATGGCACAATGATGCAGGACTTGCCACTCAATACAAACCCGTAAGTGTTGGTAATCGTCAAGAGGGACTCGCACAAGACTTCCTGAATGAGAATGTTGAACTTGTAAGGAAACTTTCATTTGTGGTTCAGTTGAGCGACCCTGATGATTATGAGGGTGGTAATCTGCAACTCCTTGATGAGGCAGGAAATAGTTATATTGCACCTCGTAAGCGTGGCACTGTAATCCTATTTGATTCTAGGACGATGCATAGAGTTCTTAAAGTTACAAAAGGAACCCGTAAGAGTTTGGTAGGTTGGACTTGCGGTAAACGTTGGAAATAGTGGACCTCGGTGGATATATAAATAGTTCCACCAAGGTCCAATAAAGATATGGAAAATCATTATGTTTATTATTCTTATGAAGAGTTTGGGAGAGGTTACATAGGTTGTAGAACCTGCAACTGTCTCCCAGAAGAAGATCAATATCTTGGTTCCTACCACGATGAAACTTTTAATCCTACCAATAAAATAATCCTTGAAACTTTTTCAACAAGAGAAGACGCACTTCAAGCAGAAGTTAATCTTCATAACTTTTATCAAGTAGATAAAAATCCACATTTTGCAAATAAATCAAGGCAAAAAACAACTGGATTTTACTATGCCGAAAAAAAGTTTGGCGAAGAAAATCCTTTCTATCAAAAACAACATACAAAAGAAACAAAAGATAAAATATCCCAAATAGGTAAAGAAAATAAAGGTTGGGTTGATAGAAGAAGAGATTATGAAGGAGAAAATAATCCATTTTATGGAAAAACTCATTCAGAAAAAACAAAGGAACTTTTAAAAGAGAAAACAACAGAAACTTGGAAGAATCAACCACATCCTTGGATTGGTAGAAAACATAGTGAAGAATCAAAAGCAAAGTTTAGAGAAAATAACAAGGGGGAGAAAAACCCAAACTTCGGCAAAAAACCTAGTGAGGAAACACTTATGAAAATGAAAGAAGCAAGAAAACTTTGGTGGGAAAAGAAACGCCAACAACAAACGGAGGCATAAATTATGGCAGAGCAAATGACAGAACTGCAGCTGATGATGCAGGAAAGAATGAATACAGGTACTGCCTGGACTCGCAATGATAGTTTTGAGAAGAACGGATATCTAGTCATTAAGGACTTATGGGATCCAGAAGAACTTTATCACCCAGTTCCACCAGAACGCGGACAGATGAACTGGTGGGGTAAAAAGATGGACCAGTTTACATATCAAGAATTAGAGATGCAGGTGGAGGGTTCTCTTGCTCGTTATTGGCACCCACAGTATCGCCAGATTCATTGTGGTATTCGCACAAAACTGGAAGAAGCACTAGGTCGGAAACTTTATAACACATATTATTATGATCGCTATTATTTTCCAGGGCAGGCACTAACAAAACACGCAGATCGTGATGCTTGTGAGATTTCTGTGACCGTTCACGTCAGCACCAATCTAACTGGTGAAGATGCTAATTGGGCTATCTGGATTAAGACTCCAGACACTTACGCAGATAAAAAGAAGACACAGGTTCTAGTTCCTGGTGAGAACCGTTCAGTGGTTCTAAAACCTGGTGATGGAATGGTTTATAAAGGTTGTGAAAGACCACACTGGCGTGACCCGATGCCTGGTATGAAGAAAGGTAAGAAACTATTTGGTAAGACTGGCGAACTTTATTATCACCAAATTTTCTTTCATTATGTTCTGCAAGACGGTCAGAGAGCCCACTGTGCTTGGGACAGAGCACGATGAAGGCACCACTTTTTGAATACCCTTCTTATCAGTATCAAATTGATGATTGGCAGTTCAAAAAAAAGGGTCTCCTAAATCGCATCAACTCTCAAAAGTTTGTAAGAACCACATTACAAACCTTTGAGACCGACAGAAGCACTAACAATAAGAACTACTTACACTATCTCCAAGATCTAATCCGTCCTCAACTGTTTGAGTTCTGTCAAGAAGCACAAGTCACTTGTAGTATGACTGATTGTTGGTCTGTAAGGTATAAACAAGGAGACCATCAGACGATTCACAATCACAAGAGTTGGGGATTTTCTGGTGTTCTTTATGTGGAATATGACCCTAAACATCACACTCCCACTTGTTTTGTTGCTCCGTGGCAGGACCCTAGAACGGATACAACAACACTTGCATATCCACAAGATGTGAAGGAGGGAACACTGTTTATTGCTCCGTCTTATACATTACACTTCGTTCATCCTAACTCATCAAGAAAACAACGAACGATTATCTCTTTTGATTTATTACCGAAGCTTCCAGAACACCAGGCAATAAATAACTAAAAAAGGTATTGTTATGGCAAAATATCATATTCAACATATTCAAGATGTTGGCCGTGGTCCACAAACGATCTTCTATCGTGGAAATAATCATTGGACCACAGAACACGAGCACCGAAAGATTTATAATAAGAAGGCAGATGCCACCAAAGAACTTTATGATTTTGGTGGTAAGGTTGTCAAGGATGCAGAGTATAATCCAAATGCAATTGATGGTGATGGTGATGGTATTGTTCAGGAAGGAACAGAGTTTGAAAGACCTATTGATACTTGATGGCATAAATAACTTAAAAGTTATAAGACAAGATGTCTGAAATACGAGTTAATAATATTAAGAATGAAGCAGGAAGTGGTGCTCCTACATTTCCTAATGGTGCGACTATTATTGGAACATTAACTGGAACGGCGACAACTGCACAAGGACTGACTGGAACTCCTAACATTACAGTTGGAACCATTGGTGCCACAAGTCTAAATGCATCTGGTGTCGTAACTGCCACAAGTTTTGTTGGTGCCGTAACTGGTAATGTCACTGGTAATGCAACGGGTCTTTCTGGTTCTCCAAGCATTACTGTAAGTGCAATTGATAGCACTGGTATTTCAACACTTACAGATCTTCGTCTGGCATCGGTTGCTGATAAGATCACGGTGTCCTCTGGAAACTCTC